TTGAAGGTGCGGGCGATCACGTCGCCCCAGGGTTTGGCCTGAGGCGCGGGTCCCGGTTGCGGGTGGGTTGAGGAGATGTCGGGATCATCGGCGGCGCGGGCGTCGATCAGGGCCTTGCGGATATCTTCGAGGCTGGTCTCGGAGTTGAGAAAGCCCGCCGCCATTTGCGGCTGCCCGGCAAGGCGACAGAGATCGACGACGGATTTGGCATAGGTCATGGCCTCGCTGCGGATTTCGGTGGGGTCAGGCCCGGGGTCAACCTTGGCCTCGGGGGCAGAGTTCGGTTCAGGCTCCGGTTTCATCGCGACGGGTTCATCCTTTGCCTTCACCGCCTCGACGATTTCCGGTGGTGCGTTGCGGAACCGGCTGACATCAAAGCTGGCAGCCATTTTGACCGGCTCGGCCATGGTGTCCGCAAAACCCATATCCAGTGCCTCGGCCGCATCCAGCCAGGTTTCCTTGGCCATCAGCTTCGCGATGTCCTTTTCCGCCTTGCCGGATTTCGCCGCGTAACCCCGCAGCAGACTGCCACCGATCTTGTCGAGCGCCTCAGCCATGGATCGCATGTCCGACGCCGTGCCCATCACCATGCCCGAAGGATCATGGATCATCAGAAAGGCGTTCTCCGGCATGATGATTTCATCACCGGCCATGGCGATGTAGGAGGCAGCCGAGGCGGCAATGCCGTCGATACTCACGGTGACCGTGCCTGCGTGGCGCGTGAGCGCGTTGTAGATCGCCACCGCATCAAAGACCGAGCCACCCGGGCTGTTGAGCCGCAGGGTCAGCGGGGCCTTGTCCGGCAGCTTGCCAAGATCAGCCAAAAAAGCTTTGGCCGAAACGCCATACGCTCCGATTTCGTCATAGATCGAGATTTCCGCGCCATCATTGAGGGCGCAGATCGAATACCAGTTTTTCATGGTGGTTCCTTTGCTATTTTGACTGTTCTTCGGGGTCAGCGGGTTTCACAGGCGTTGCCCGCGCGCCCTGGGTTTCACCGGGACTGGTGCTGTAATGGAGGCCCAGTGCGGCGGCGCGCTCGGCATCCGCCGCATTCTCGCGGTCGATTTCCTCGATGTCGTAACCGGTGGCCTCGACCGCCTTCCTGCGCGACATCAGACCGGCTTCGATCCCGAGCAATTGCGCCTGAATGTCCTTCAGCGGATCGACCCAATCCCAGCGCGGCGGGATCCAGTGCACCGGTTTCGCCTTGGCCATATCCGGCAGGTCGAGCGCGCCCGATAATGCTGCTGTTTCCAGCCACCGCTGCCAGATAGGTCGGCAGAACTGATGCGCCATGACACCATGCTGCAATTGCCCGATGCGGCGGCGGAACTCGACCAGCTCGGCGCGCAGGCTGGAATAATTGGCTTGGCGCACATCGCCGGTGACCAGATGATACGGCAATCCCAAGGAAGCCGAGATCGCCAGCAGGGTGCGATATTGAAACGCCTCATAGCCACCGCCCACATCGGCGGGGCTTGAGAACTTGATGTCTTCGCCGGGCAACAGGACCTGCAGGGTGCCGGGCTCGAGGCTCGCGATACCGATGCCTTCGCCGGTATCCTCCACTTCGCCCATCAAGGCCTCTTCGGGCGCATTTTTGGTGATGAAGCCTGCAAACATCGCGGCTGTTTTCTTGCGGTCTAGTTCGGCGTCATCATATTGATCGAGCAGAAACAGCCGCACCATGGCCGGAGCCACATGCGGCAAACCCCTGATTTGACCCGCATCAATGGGGCGGTAGATGTGCAGCACGTCCTCGGCGGGCACCCGCGTTGTGTCCGGAATGACATCCCGCCGGTCGGTACTGTCGCCCGGGTGGCGGCGGCGAAAATGATAGGCCACGCGTCGCCCGATCAGATCAAACTCGATGCCGCAGCGGATGAGGTTGCCATTGGGCGCCGTCTCGATTTTCTCAAACGGCAGCATTTCCGATTGCAGCAGTTGCAATTGCATTGGCACCCGTAAACCGTCCTCGGTACGGCGTGGCCGGATACGCACAAAGCATTCGCCCGCCACAAACATTTCGCGGGCAATCATTGCCTGCAACCCATAGAAATCCGTCAGCCCGTCGGCATCCGCCTGATCAGTCCAAGCCAGCCACAGCCGCTGGACCGTGTCTCGAAGGTCCGAATCCTCGATCAAGGAGGATGGCTTTATTCCGTCGCCAACCAAATTGGCCGCATAGGACTCGCAAGCATTTGCGGCATACCCGTTGGTCAGGACCAACTCGCGCGATCGCGCCAGCAGGCGCGGCCCGCCCGAAGCCACCAGCGAGTTGATGTTTTCCAACGGCGGTTGCCAGCCGCGCAGGCGGCGACGCGACATCGCCCCTTCGAGGCGGGCACGCACACCGTTGGGGCCACCGGTGGGTTGGCGGCGAAAAGCATCAAACAGGCCCATTACAATCCCTTGCTCGTGGTCACGCGCACCTGTCGGATCACCCTGCGACCTTCGAGCGTGGCAATTTCACGGTCGAGCACATCGATGGCGCGGTCGATCTCGGCAAGGCTGCGGTATTCCACCGTCTTGCCGTCATAGCTGACCCGGGCCACGCCACTGGCGCGCGACGCCGCCAGCGCCTCGCGGCGGGTTTGCAGTTCTGCCAATGTGGCCACGATGTTCCTTGATGTTAGTCATTGACATATAGGCCGCTGACACCTATCTAATGTCATGACCATTGTAACCGTTGTCGAAATGCCCGAATTCCAGCGCCGCGCCCGCGCAATCATGAGTGATGGCGAGCGTATGGAACTGATCGATTTCGTTGCGCGAAATCCCATGAGTGGCGTTTCCATTGGCGGTGGTGTGCGCAAATTCCGTTTTGCGCGCGCGGGCAGCGGTAAAAGTGGCGGTTACCGGGTGATCCACGTCTTCAGCCCGGAAGACGGCACACCGGTCATATTGATCACGGTCTTCGCCAAGAACGAGAAGGCCAACCTGAGCAAGGCTGAAACCGAGGCCGTCAAAACCCTCGGAAAGGCCCTGACAGAAACCTACAGGAGCAAGCGATGAGCGACGCATTCAACAGCATCGAACAAGGCCTGAAAGAGGCTCTTGCCCACGCCAGGGGCAAAGGCCCGGCCACCATTCACGAGATCGACATTCCGGAGCCAGATGTTCAGGTCATCCGTGCCAGCACCGGCCTTTCGCAGGCCGAGTTTGCGCGCAGTATCGGCGTGAAGAAGGGCACCCTCCTCAATTGGGAATACCGCCGTCGCCGCCCTGACGGACCGGCGCGGGTCCTGCTGGCCATGATCGCCAAGGACCCTGAAATCGTGCAACGTACCCTGAACGACTGAAACTCTACTTCATGTAAACTGAAACTCTACTTCATGTAATTCGAGCGCACAGAACGGCGCTGTCTTGCGGGTTGGCTTTGGCGCGATATGGAAACATTACCTTTGCCAACTTCTGCATCCGGTGCCGCCACCTGCCGTTCCAGCTCATCCCATTGCTTGTCCGACCAGCGGTCCGCCCCGAGGATCCACGCCGCCGCGCGGGCATAGACCCGGCAATCGAGCGCCTCGTTGCGTTCGCGCAGCTTCTGCCACTCCAGCCGGGCAAAGCCGCGTTTGTTGCGCACCGTCACCAGCTGCTCGGCGACCAACTGTTTCAGCCATTCGCTGTCGATCCATCCCGGCAGGTGCAGGGTTCCGGGTGGGTATTCTGTTCCGGCCGCCAGTTCCTCCGGCGTTGGCCGTTCCAATCGCAAGAACCGGTAGGTTTCGGACTTGAAGGTCGACACCGCTACCGTCCATAGCCGCGCCCCACGCCGTAGACGTTTGCCTGCGATGGTCGCATCCACGAAGGTCGGTCCCGAAACAGGGCTGGCGCGGTTGAACCCTTCCACCCCCTTGACCGGAGCCACCTGGCCAAAGCCGACCTTGCGCGCCCAGCCATAAACGGCCGGGGTTTCATAGCCGGTATCGACGGCCAGCCGCGCGATGGTCATCTGGCTGCCGTTGGCATGTTGCCATGCTTGGCCCAGCAAATCGGTCAACCCGTTCCAGCAAGCCTCCGAGCCAGGACCACCTTCGATGACAATATGATCGATCAACCAGCTTTCCAGCCCGCGACCCCAGGCCCAGACATCGACCTCGATCCGGTCCTTTTGCACATCGACACCGGCGGTCAGGAACAGGGCATTTGCTGGCACCGTGCCGGATTGCCACTCTTCCTTGCGATCCAGCAGCCGCTGCCAATCCGGCGCTTCGCCGCTTTCCACCCAGGTTTCTCCGAGCGAAGTGTTGATGAATGTTTTCATTGTGTCGTCACCCCCGGCGCGGGCCGAGAGGAACGCTTTTGCCATTGCCTCCAGTCGGACCCAGGGCGAATAGATTTCGTTGAGGTGGAAACCGGCAATACCGGCAAAAGGCGCGCGCGCCTGCCAATGCCCTTTCCCGATGGCCGCCCAACGGGTCTCGTCTGTCCATGCTGCGTTGCACTGGATGCAGTGATACTTTGCGGTTTCCGGTCTATGTGCCCCGCCCGCAGTCTTGTCCCATTTGACCTGCCCCCAGACCAGCACCTGCGGCTCACCACATTCCGGACACGGCACATGGTATTGGCGCTGGTCACTTTCCTCGTATGCCGCCTCGATCCGGCTTGCGCCCCTGTTCGTGGGCGTCGAGACCAGCACGATCTTGCGGTTCCAGAACGTCACGGTCCGCTTCTTGGCCAAGTTCACCGGATCGCCCTCGGCCCCGGCGCTGAACGGATAGCGATCGACCTCGTCGCACATCAGCAGCCGGATCGGGCGGCTGGCCAGCCCCGAGGGCGCATTGGCCCCGACGATGGTCAGGTGGCCGCCCGGAAAGCGCTTGTGCAGGATCTTGTTGTTGCCATCCCGAGATTTTGGATCGGCGATCTTGCCAGTCAGGCAAGGCGTATCCCGCGCCATCGGTGAAAACCGGTCCTTCGACCAGGTCTCGGCATCCCGCTCGGTCGGCATCACCACCATGATCGGAGCCGGATCCTGATCAATATGGTAGGCGACGGAATTGTTCAGCATCTCGGTATTGTGGGTCGGGATCATCGCCCGCCCCGCGAGGTAAAGCCGGTTCGGGCTGTCCACCTGAATGCATCTGACCGGCACGCTCGGCACAGGCTCAATCGCGACGATACGGCGGCGTTCGGTTTCGGTCGTTCGGCGGCCGATCCGACCCACCTGGCGGCGCAATTTTCGCGATAGACGAAACACCGGCAAATCGTCATATACCAAAAACGAAAATCGCCAGGCGCGGCGGCCAGGACGGCGCTCGCCATTTACTACTGCGAAAGGAATTCGATCCGTTACTGTGTATTTGATCCCGAGCGTGGCCAGAAGTTCACCAAAGCCATCCACCAAATTCGGATAGATGCTAACGAATTCACAACGGCCGTTTTTCCCGACATATC